CTGCACGCCGTCTGGGAACTCGACGCTAGTACTCATCCTGAATCACCCCATCCTTCACCACGTCGAATATCTCGACCTCTCCCATGGTGGACGCGAGCGCCGCGTCACCGTCGATGATGCGCAGTTGGACGAGCGCCTTTCCGGCCTTGCACGCAAGGGTCTGCTCCTGCGTGAGCGTGAAGACCAGGGTGCTCGTCTCGCCGTACTCAGCCGCCATCTGCGAGTTGTCAGCTGTGAGGTACGGGGTCTTTGGCTTGCGACCTATGGAGAGATAACAGGTGTAACCTGTCAAATCCATGGGCACGGTCACGGTGATGCTCGGCGTGGTGCCGCGCGTTATTCCGTCTGCCATGGCTACTCCTTCGCGGCGAGCTGCGAGATGCCCATGAGGGCGCAGAGGAACGTGTAGACCGCCGCGATGGTGCGGCTCACCTCGTCGGCGTAGGGCCAGCCCCAGATGCCAGCGAGCGCCACGTAGAGCACCGACGCGGCTGGCAGCAGGATGGTCACGACGTACTTGATGAGGTCATAGACGCGGTTCGGTAGCAGGTAGGTCATGGTCAAATCTCCTTGTCTGGTAGCTGGTTGACTCTCGCCATGTAGCCGTCGATGAAGCCGTTCGCGTTGAGCGCGGCGTACTTGTCGTGCATGTCGCAGAGCGCCGAGCGCTCCTCGGACGTGACCCATCCGCGCGTGAGATATTTCTCGCTCATATGTAGCAATTGCGTGCGCATGGTGGCTTGCGTCGCGTCGTTGATGGTGTCGAGCTTCTTGTCCATCGACGCGCGCCACGCCTTGCTCTCGGCGCTGTAGTCCTTGAGCGCCTTGGTGAGCGCACGTATCCCCGCGAGGATGGCGGCGCTGATGAGCCCCGTGATGATGGTGTCCCAGTGGATTGGCATCATGCGACCACCGCCAGCACGAGGATTGCCGCGACCACCACGATCAGCACGACCGTCACGACCATGCCGACGCCACCAACCTCCGTCGCGTAGTCGTGGTCGGCCTGTGAGTAGGGCCACATCATGCGCCCTCGCCCTCGGTGACGTAGGAGCGCTGCGCCATCGTCATGCCGTCGCTGTCGAGGATGACGCAGGCATGGCGGGGGCGGCCCGACGTGGCTGCGGTTGCGAGCGTCTGGTAGTACTTCTGCTCGGCGACCTTGATGTCAGAACCCGTGTACAGCACCTCCGCAGCCGTGCCGCCTTGGTCGTTTGTCTTTAGCTCGATTGTCAGATAAGCCATTGGTTCCTCCTTAGACGGCGATGACCTGCGTCATGACCCATGCGGCGTTGTTGTACGAAATTCCGCTGTTCGTCCCAGTGGCGGTGTTGTTGGCGTGGCCCGTTATGTGGTCGTTGCTGATATATAGGTACTTCGACGCCATGTTTGAGAAGTTGGGGTTGCCGAGCTGGACAACGACTCCCGTGCCGTTGTAGGAGGCCACGTGCTCCTTCGGAACGAAGTAGTAAATGTGGTTGTAGTTCTGGGTGGTCGAGCTTGTGTAGGGCTGGAAGTGGAGCACGATGCCCGTGGGGCAGGTCGACACGTTGTAGGCAAGGTTTGCGGTATGGTTCGCCGCCATGTGCCAGCCGCCGCTCGACCAGAGGACGGTGCCGGGGGCGGTGCTCCACACGCATACGCCGTTGTGGTAGTCGGTTATCATGAACACTTCGGAGTGTAGGTCGAAGTAATCCTTACCATCGATAGGGTGCTTGTGCAGATGGAGTTCTTGCGAGTCGGCCACAAGCCTCACGCTTGAACCCCATGGGTCTGACCCGACCTCGACGCTCGCGTTTTTCGTGTCTGTCGGGAACTCTGGGTTTATGTCCGTCTCTGAGACAAGCTCCCAAACGCCGCCGCCCGCCGCGTCTCCTTCGGTCAGCCCAGAGCGCAGGAAGCAGCGTGTCGCGTAGCTGTCGTTGCTCGCCTCGGTGTTGATGGTGGAGCGTATTTCCGTCATGGTGGTGGGATTGTTCTCATCGCCATACTCTTCGGTTACTCTTTCGGACGTAAGCCGAAACGCGCCACCCACGAGGCCGATGCCGTCACCGTCGAAGGTCGCTACGACGTTCTCGGCGGCGTTGCCAAGGCCGTCGTAGATTGCTACGCCGGGGTTGGAGCCGCCAACGAGCGCGAGCAGGTTGTTCAATCCGTCGCGGAAGAGCATGCCCAGAGAGTTCCACAGGCTGTTCGGGCCGCTGTGCGACTGCTCCCACTCCTCCTGCGTGGCCTCGGTCACGTGAGCGCCGTTCGTGTCGTGCCAGAAGTGCTGGTTGACGGCCTCCGCGACGGCTTGTGCCGCGTTGGCGATTGCGTGTGCCGCCGCTATTGCCGCGTTCTGACGGTCGCCCTCGCCAGCGTTGCCTGTGACAACTGGGGACTTCATCGCCCCGCTGCCGAACACGGTGACGAGAACCTCGTCGCCCTCACTGACTCCGGGCACAGTTGGCATCTCAACGCCCATGCCGTGCTCGCCCTCGTACTCGTCTGGCATGGTCACGTCCTCGGACAGCTCGACGTACACGCTGCCGTCTGCCGAATCGGAGGTGGCCGTGCCGACGTAGGTGCGAGTCGTCTCCTCGTACTCGACCGAGTCGCTATCCATCCCCTTTCTGCCGAAGAGGGCTGAGCTGAGGTCGAAAAGGTCCATCTAATCCTCCTCGTCTCCCGATGCGGTCTCCTTTAGGGTCAGCCGCATGGTCATGTGCCGAAGGTCGAGCGTGAGCGCCTTGACGAGGCACTTGCGCACGCCCCTGTACGCTTGCATGCCGTCATGCACGGCAAGTTCCACCACGTCTCCCTCCCAGATGGGCAGGTACGTCGTGGTGAGGCTCCACGTGACAAGTTCCTTGACATCTCTGTTGAGGTTCTGCTTGGCAATCTGCTGCGCTCGTGCAGCAGTCCTCGGCGAGAGTTCGGACAGCGACTCGAAGCTCGTGATGGTGTAGCCCCTGATTGCCTGTGACTGGTGCGCACCGTTCGACACCTGCGCGTAGGCGTTTATCTCCCGCTGCACCGTCTCGCTCTTGCCGTTCTTTTTGATAGTGTCGCTGTACTTGTGGCTCACAGCCGCGACGTTGGGCATTGAGAGCCAGTCGGACTCGCGTTCAAGGTCATCGAAGGCGATGCCGCGCGGTTCTTCGAGGTCGATGCGGAACTTCGCCGCCTTGCTGGCGGGGAGCACGTATGGTGCGACAACGATGGTGCCGTTGCCTCTCACGTCAACTCGGTTGTTGCTGAGCTTGCTGAGCGTGAAGAGGGCCTCGATGCGTGCCGTGCCTGAGTCAATGACCTGCGGGGTCTTGAGCTTGGCGTTCCTCGCCCTGCTCACGTCATAGGGCTGCCTGGCGTCGCCGATGCACTTCCTGATTGCCGTGAGTGCCATCGCGTTCTTTGCTATCGTCCATGGCCTCACGAGCCTGTCCTCGGACAGACCCTTGAGCGAAGACTCTAGGTTGAGCTCGTAGTCCCATCCGCCATGGTGCCTAGAGGCGGGGTCTGCGGTCACGAAGTAGGTGCCTAGAACGTTCGAGTAGTTCCAGTCAGGCACCTCATGGGTAATCCTTATCCTGCTGCCGCGCACCCAACCGTCGCCACGGACGGAGAGCCTACCTGACGTTCGGAGGTCCGTGTAGTAGGCGGCATCGAGGGTTGACCCAGAAAGGTCAACCCCCTCAAGCTCGCCGTAAACATCATTGAGGTTGGTGGCCGACACCATCTCGAACTTTAGGCGGTCTACGCGCGTCTGGTCCTTCCAGTCGATTGCCATGGCGACCTCCTAGCTGGTAACGCGCGTCATGCTCACTGATACCTCTGTCCAGCGGTCATGCTCCGTCAGGCTGTAGTCCATGACTGCCACGTTCGCCACGAGACCGAACGGACTGCGGTACGTGACGTAGCCCTGCTCAACGAGTGCGTCGAGCTCCCTCCTCGTGGACTCGCTGAGCTCGCCGACAAGTGCGCCGGTCGCGGTAATCGAGCCGCTCTTGGTGCGCTGGTAGTGTACCGACTCCCACTCCCGCTCGTTGAGCTTGAACTTCTCGGCATCGCGCTCCACCGACACGTCCGTGGATAGTGGCTCGCCCTCCTTGTACTCCAAGAGAAATGACCCGCCAGGCCAGTTGAATGCGTGAGCTGGCCTTCCAAGAATCGCGGGAACGTCCGCCACGTACACCTTGCCGTCACCGAGGGTGGCAAGCATTCGTAGCGACTTGTCGAACGGGTACAGGACTCCGCTGCCGCTCGCCTTGCCGAAAACGCCGTCGCCAGCGGAAGTCCACACGCTCGTGACGCCGCCCGTGTAGGACACGTTGAGCGTCTTTCCGCTCCCGCCCGAAATTGTCGGTGCCGCTGACGGTGCGGTACCGTAGTCGAGCGTCGCGGAAGTTGACCTTGTTCCACCTCCGCCGATTGACGCGAAGAGGTCGGTGCCGCGCGAGTATCGGATGGTCGCGGACGCCCCGTTGTCAGGAATGTCCTTGAGCTTCCCCCACGGCACAGTGCAAGTAGCCGCACCGCTGACGGTGCTCACTGGTATCGCCTCGGCTAGGACGTTCTTCCCGCCGACCTCGATGGCCCTGACGGTGTAGTACGCGGGAAGGTAGTCGCTTGAGACGGAGAGCGTGATCCCGCCCGTGGTGACGCCGCTCACCGAAATTGTCGCGGTCGGGTCTACGATGTTCCGCATCGTTGCCGACGCGGTCTGCCCGTGCGTCGTGCCGGACTTGCACCTGACCTCGGCTTGGACTTCCTTGGCCTTGTAGGAGCTCGTGTCGAAGGAGCCGTCCACTACATTGTTGTCGTAGCAGTACTGACCGCGAATCACGGGGTCAACATCTGCCCACTGCGTCCACTGTGACCAAGACCCCCACGTGGAGGTTGACGCGCTCATCAGCCTTGTGCGGATGCGCCGCTCGTAGCCCCTCGAAGAGTTCGGAACCCACGTGTTCGGGCACTTCCAGCCAAGGTGCATCTGCGTCTCGGACGCCCAAGCGTGCGTCTTGTACGGGTTGTTGTTCGTGTTGGCAGTCCACCCAAGGCTGGCTGGCACTGGGTATGAATTGTTGCCAAGTGACGTTGGGACCAGCGCGAACCTCTGGCTGTTGTTGCTGTTGGAGCTGTTAATCTCCATGTTGGTGCTGTTCTTTGTCATGGCACCATCCACGTCGAGCATCCACGTGGTCCCGCCGCTCGTCGCGTAGTTGCCAAGACGGACGACGGGACACGTGTAGCCCTCGTAGTTGACGGTGTTGCCAGTCTCGATGACGTTCCAGTACTGGATGTCGTTTGCGCTGCTCGTCCACTGGCGCACGTTCACGCCGTTGGCGGGTGTGGAGGAGCCGAGCGTCATGTAGAGGCCGTTGGCCGCGTTCTGCAAGCGCCAGCGGTTGTTGGAGTCCTTCGTGAACCGCCACTTGCGGTTGTTGCCGTCGTTCCACGAGTAGAGGAAGACGTTGGAGCCAGTGACGGGAGTGTAGCCGGAGCCGGTCACGACCATAGAGGTCTGTAGGATGGTGCGCAGCTCGTAGATTCCCTCATCGATTGCCAACGTTCATCGCCCCCTTGCGCTGTAGCTCGCTCATCAGGTTCAGGAACGCGGCCCTGATGGCGGGGTCGTCGTTGATTGACGCGCCGTTGATGTAGAGGTTGTAGCTGGTGCCGCCACCGCCGATCTTCTTCGCCACCGCGTCGGAGATGTCGTTGATGTAGGGCATCGAGTACTTTCGGTTGGTCAGCGGCACTAGGCTGTTGCCGCTGTAGAGCTCCGCGCCGTCCTCGCCCACCCATCCGATGTTGGTGAGCGTCGGGCGCGTGAAGATGCCAGCCGCGTGCTTGGGAATCTTGTTGTACGGGATGTACGCGCCCGTGGCAGATTCACCCGCATTTGCCGGCTTGCCAGTTGTCTTGTAGGCGGTGACTCTGGTGGTCGTGAAGGTCACGTTGTAGTGCCTGCCGTTCGCGTTGGCGAGCGTTGACAGCAGGTTGTTGACGCTTGACGCTCCGCGAACCGTGGCCGTGAGGGTGCTCTTCGGGTTCTTGGGGACCGAGTTGATGGCCTTGTCGAGGCTCTTGACGTCATCCTTGCCGCTTACCTTTGCGCTTACTTTGGGGTCGGCATTCGGCACGCTGCCCACTTGCTGACTGAGCTCGCTGACCTCGCCAGCCGCTTCGCCAGCATTCGTATCGACCTCAACGAACTTGGGCACGAACTCGGTGCCGTTCCACTCGTAGATTTTGCCCATCGCATCCACGACGTTGCCGTAGCCGTCGATGGTGAGGTTTCCGTACTTGCTCTCGAACTCCGTCTCGTTGTAGTTCTGGATGAGTCCCACGAGCGTGTCGATGTCGCCGCCAGACTGCTGTGCCATGAGTGCGAAGTTCTCGGAGGTGATGCTCGCGAACTTCTCTGACGAGACCCCAGCCTCCATGACCTTCACTGCGAGGTCGCGAACCTTGTCACCAGTGATGCCGACGCTGTCGAGCGCCTGCTTCATCACGGGGTCGGTGCGCATGATGCCCTCGCGCTCGTGGTCGACGGTGTCGCTGAGGTAGCCCATCTCCCTGTCGAGGTTGGCAATCTCCTTGCTGTACTCAGCGGACGTCTGGGTCGCTTCGTCCATCGCGCCAAGTAGATCGCGCAAGTGCTTTGCGTCATCGTTGTTGGAGGTCATCGCGTAGTCGCGAAGCTCATCGCCGGTCATCTCATGACCGGTCACCTTGGCATGCGCGTCCTTCACGACCTCGGCGTAATCCTTATATGCCTTGGTGGTCTCCTCGATTGCCTTCTTGGACTCCATCTGGCCCTTGACCGCCTCGGTGCGCATCTCGGCCAGGGCGTTGATTTGGGACTCCTTCTTCTTGGCCTCAATAAGGTCATCGATGGCCTTCTTGAGGTCGATGGTGTTGCCCTCCTCATCCTTCATCTTTCCAGCAAGGACGTCGCTGGCGCTGTATGCTTCGCCGGTGGCGTCCTCAAGTCCCCTGAGCGCCCACTCAAGCTGACCCTGCTTCTCGGCGGAGACCTCGCCCGCACCAGCGCACTCGTCGATGATGTCCTTGTACTGCTGGAGCATGCCGATGGTCGTGGTGGACTCGTCGCGGGACTTGTTCATTGCATTGATATGCTCTTGCTGCGAGCTGATGAACTCGTCCATGTCGGCACCGGCACCAGACCATGCCTTGCCGTAACCCTCGATGTCCTTCTTGCCGTAGAGCAGTTCCCTGTGAAGGTCGCTGGTCGTGCCCCTGATGCCGTCCAGGACGGCGTTGAAGTCCTCGGTGTGCTTCTGGGCATCGCGGAACTTCTTTACGTAGTAGGCACCAACTGCCAGCGCGAGGCCACCTACCGCTACCTTCGCGAGAAGGCCGCTCGACACGAGCGACATGAAGGTAGTTCCGAGCTTGCCTATCTTTGTGACAGACTTTCCTGCCGCAGACCCAGTCTTGGTCAGTGCGTCACCAAGGCTTAGAGGGGTGACTTTCGCCATAAGGAACGCATCGCTGAGCTTTCTAACTTCCTTGCCAGCACCAATGAATCCGCCGATGGTCTTGCTGAGTGCGCCAGAGACGAGCTTCATGAGGTTGTCGGTCAGAGCGCCGACTATAGGCTCGCCGACCGCAATGGCGGCGAACGCCGCGCCGACCTTGACGGCGGTCTCCTTCGTGGAGTCATCGAGACTGTTGAACCATTCGGTGAGCGACTGGATTCCGGCGGTGATGTCATCGATCACGGGCTGGAGCGCGGGGCCGAAGGATGCCCACATGACCTGTAGGCTGTTCTGCATCTTCGCGAGGGAGCCAGAGAAGCCCTCGGCCTTCTTCTGCGCCTCCTCAGCCGCCGCTCCGATTCCGGTGGTGCCGTTTATGTAGCCGTCCCATGCGCCGTTGGAGATGTCTATGGCCTTATCGACGTTCTTCACGGTCTTCGCAAGGCCAAGGAGCGTCTGGGTCTGACGGACGCCCTCGATGCCAAGGTCCTCAAGTTGTGCGATGGCCTCTGGGCCGAGGTTCTGCAATTCGCCGATGAAGTCCCTTAGAACGCCGGAAGCATCATCGCCCCACGCCTTCTTGAACTCGTCTGAGCTCTTGCCGACGACCTTGGCGAATGCGTCGAGGTCATCGCCGCCCTTTGACACTGCGGACTGGATCGAGGTGATTGTGGTACTAATTCCGGTAGCAGCCGCCTCGCTGCGTTGTCCGGTTGAGGCGATGGCAGCGGCCCAGCCGAGCACTTCTGGGGTACTGAACCCAGCGACGTCACCGACCGAGGATAGGCGCTGCGCAATCTGCATGATTGCGGACTCCTGTGCGGGCATCTTGTTGCCGAGGTCTACCAGTGCGTCGGCAAAGCCCCGCACGTTGTCCTCGTTGAGGTCATGCATGACGTTGACAATCTGGCCCATCTTGAGGGCAATCTCCTCGGCGTCGATGTCAGTGGCAACGTCCAGATTGGCTGCGACCTCGGAGAAGTTCTGCAATGCGTCTGCCGTGATGCCGACCTGACCTGCCAGAGCCTCCATCTCAAGCATCGTGTCGGCACTGGTGACGTGGGTCTGGCTGTACTTCATGGCCGCGTCGTAGAGGGCCTGGTACTGCTCCTCGGTTCCCTCGACCGTCTTGCGCATGTCTCGGTACGCAGCGTCAACGTCGTTTGCGGAGTCCATGATGTGCTGGCCCGCCTCGCGCATGAGCTGTCCGATCTGAGACGCGGCGTGGACGGCGGCTACGGAAAGGTTGCCGTCCATCGAGTCAGCAAGGCTCTTCGTGCTTGTCTCAAGGTCCTTGACCTCGGTCTCGGCCTCCTGTAGCTCCTTGCACATCTTTGCCGTGTCGAAGCGGTCGAAGGCCTCCTCGCGCACGCGCTTGGCGTCCTTGAACTCCTGTTCCAAGATGTCTACCCTGCGTGCGGCGGCGTTGATCTTCTCCTGTAGACCGTCACCCTTGCCGGTCTCGATGAGTGCGGTGTATTCCCGCTGGGCATCGCGCAGCTCGCCTTCAAGTTTTGCCGTCTCCGTAGCCGCGTCGGAGAATGCCTTCTTTGACTTCTCGAACTCAAGCGACACGTTGCCGATGGACTTGGCTATCTTGTCAACGCCCTGCGCCTTGTAGCCGTTAATCTTCTCTTGTAGTGTCTGGGCCTTCGCACGCGCGACCTCGGTTGCGTCTGCAAGCGCCTTAGCCCTCTCAACGATGGTGCCAAGGCTTCCTGGGTTCACGTTCATTGCGCTGTTCATGCGCTGGAGACGGTCGTTGGCCGTATCCGCCGCAGAGCCGATGAGCTTGAGCCTGTCATCGATGCCGCCGAGCGACTTTCCGAAGTTGGACTTCGTGTCGAGCTCGGCGAGCTGCCTTCCGAGGGAGTTGACCGTGGCCTCTGTCGTGGTCAGCTCCACCTTCGCGTTGTGCAACGACTGGACAAGGGACGCATCGTCAAACTCGTTGCTCGCCTCGACCCACGTATCGCGTAGATACTCAAGGTCGTTTATGGTGCTTTCGATCGAGGTATGGTTCTGCTCCTCCCACCGCTCGACCGCGTCTGCGTTTTCTGCCGCATGAGCCCAGTCAAGGATCGCCTGTTTTGCCTTCTCCCACTCTGAGGAGCTGGCCCTCACGGCCTCGCTTGGGTCTATGCCGGAAAGGCTTGTGATGCTGTCGGAAACGCGCTCGATCTCGGCGGTCAGGGAGTTGTAGCGTTCCTTAGCCATCTCGGCGTCAAGCGCCGCATTCTCGGTGGCGTCTGCGAGTTGTCCGATTGTCATACTGGGGTCGGACTTGCTCGACGTGCTGCCAACCTCAGCGATGGACTTCTTTAGGCGCTCCATCTTCACAGCACCGTCAACCGCCATGTTGGCGACAGCGCCCATCTGCGCCGAGACGACCTTGTTGTTGCCGGGGTCTAGCTTAGCGGCCCTGCTGAGCTTCCTGAACTCCGTCTGCGTCTTGTAGATGGCAGAGTTCACGCCACGAAGGGCGCTCGACAGTTTGGTGGTGTCCGCACCGATGCGGATTGTCAGTCCCTTATAGGCCGATGCCGCCATGGGAACCACCTCCCGCTAAATCCATTTGCTGTAGTCTTCCTTGGTGGCGTACCTAACGTCATCGCCCTTGAAGCTCTTCGCGGCCTCATACGCCTCGGCGCGGGACTCGAAGAGCATCCTGCACACGCTCCACGGCATCCTGAGCGCCTCGTTCCACGAGACGCCCAGCTTTAGAAGCTCGGTCCAGATGTGCGTGTATGGCAGGGCGATGGAAGGCCCCTTCGCCGGTTTACTCGGAGTCGGCGGCTCCGGAGAGAAACAAACCCCTGTTGCACTCGTCGATGACCGTCTGCGAGAGCTCGCTCATGTTGATGCCCTTGCCGTCGTTCAGGCACCACTGGATGAACGACGGTACAGGCTTGGCGCTCTTGCCCTCGCTGCGCGAGATGGCCTCGGAGGTCTTGAGCATGGCCCAGAAGGCCCTCGGATAGGAGTTCCAGTTGTCGATGGTGTAGTCCATCGCGATGATGTTGCCGTCAGCGTCGATGTTGTTGGAAGCCCTGCTGAGGTCGATGCGACCGAAGACGTCCTTGATGAGGTCGGACTTGAACTCCTGCTCGTAGACCATAAGGGTGTAGGTCGTTGCCTCGTACTCTGTCTCTTCACCACTGTGGTTGTAGTCGATCTTTGGCATCTCTCTCCCTTGTCGCTGTATTAAGCCGTAAAGTGCAAAAAGAAAGGCCCACTCCCCCTTTGTCTGGGGAAGTGGGACTACGCTTCATGCGCTCTGCGTCTAGCCGTTGGTGGGCGCGGTGCCCGGAACGACGACGGCGTTCCAGAACTTGTCGAATGCGTCGTGGGTCTCGCCGCTGTCGGTGCAGTGGGCCTTGAGGACGTTGACCGTCTTGGCGCTGGAGCCAGTGCCGACCGTGAAGTCGCGACCGACTGCGGTGTAGTTGACCGTGACGGTGTCCGGGTTGGTGGAGTCCGTCATGGTGTTCGCGGCCTGGGACGGGGCGGTGAAGGTGACGTTGTAGCGGACGCCGCGCATCTTGCCCTCGTTGCCAGAGACCTCGTAGCCGAGTGCCACGGTGACGGTGGACGGCTCGGTCTTCTGGTAGGTCAGGCCGGAGGCGCTGTCGCTCTCGTAGCCGAACAGGTCGGTGTACATCTCGTCGGTGATTGCAGCGAACTCGACGGTGCCGGTCTCCTTAGCGGATGCGGAGATGGTGGCGTAGACGACGTCATCGGCATAGAAGTCGTTCTGGGTGGTGTCGGCGTCGGCAGACAGGGACACGGCACCGGGAATGGCCTTCCATGCGCCATAGGTGCCTGCGGTGTTGCCGGTGCCGGGGGTGTAGATTGCGTAGTGGACGTTCTTGAGTCCGTAGATTACCTTGCCCATACGAGGGCCTCCTTAAATTCAGTTGTCAATGTGGAAAGTGAGACTGTATGAGGTGACCCAGCAGTTCTCTGCTGGCACCCACGACTCGATGCACTTGTATGGGCCTAGCTGTGCCAGTACGGACTCGAAGCGGTCGCGCAGCTCGTCATCGGCCTCCTTCTGGTAGAGGTCAACGTCGTACCGCTGCATGAGCGCGTAGTTCGAGTTGTCAGCGAAGAACTCGCCGCCCTTGACCCGCTTGTAGGTAAACCACGGGAGCGGCGGTGCGCCGCCAATGGGCCAGCCGACCTTCGTGCCAACGAACCCACCTGAGCGGAGGGTTGAGAAAACGGTCTCGTCAGGCGTCATTGATTGCCTCCTCGACTGCCATCTCGACATCCCTCTCGAAGTCGCCGACAGTCTCATCGAATGCGGGCTCTATGTGCTTCCTGCCAGAGACGAAGCCGCCTCCGACCGATGCGTGCCCCTTTTCGAGAAGGTGTGCAAGACCCGGCATCGAGCGCGAGCCAATCTCGCCTTCGACAAGCTCGCCGCCGCTGGTAAGCAACTGGTGAGTGATGGACCTTGCGTACTTGCCGGTCTTGTAGGTTCTGCCGTACCACGCAACCTTCTTGCTCGGACGGCCACTCTTCGTGTAGCTCTTCTTCTGCTTTCCCCACCCGCCACGCGAGTAGGACGAGCTGAGAACCGCGCGTGCGTTCTTCTTCCACGCTGCTTCGCCGCGCGTAAGGGCCTTCTCGACCGCCGCTGGCATGTGAGCAGTGACGCTGGTTCCGACTCTTCCGAGAAGCTGCTCAAGCGTCGTGCCGAACTGGTCGGCTTCAATGGTTATGTCGCTCATGGGCTTACTCCACGGCATCGCCTAACCGCTGGCCTATGGTCAGCGTGCGGAACTCTCCTGAGCCTGAGAGGTACAGAACCTCGTACTCCTCGCCATGGAAGATGCACTGGTCTTCGCCGTTGTAGTCGATTGTCCTGACTTGGATCATGTGCTCGTTGCGCAGACCCATGTCGAGCGTCTGCGACGATGACTGCGCACGGACGTCTGCCGAGCGTAGCTGAGCCATTGCCACAAGCGACATGGTCATCTCATTGCATGAGATTTCGCGCGAAACGCGCTCGCCCTCGTGCCATACGCCGGAAGAGTCCTGGTACCTGTTCGTAGGTGCGAGCAGGAACACACTCTCGTTCCAGCGACTCACCACCAATCACCGTCCTCGTCATCCGATGGATAGAGGAACTCGTTGGAGTTGCTGTTGAGCATGCTCGCGAGCATGCTTTTGTACGAGTCGAGGAACCGCTGGGCCTCATCGTTGTCGTAGCCGTACTGAGCCTTCACGAAGCACGTGACCGCAGCCTTTGAAAGCGGGGACATGCGCGTCTTGTCGAGCAGCTCAGACTTGACGCCGCAGCGGCGCATGTCGGCCACTGCGGCGTCTATCCACATCTGGATTTCTGTGTCTGTGAGCGTACTCGTGACGCGCAGGCTTGACTTCACGTCATCGAGCAGTGCCATCGCTACTCCCTGGTGAGGGCGTCTATAATCTCAGCCTTCTTCGCCCCTACGGGGAGATTTACGCCGCGATCCTCGGCAAGCCCCCTGAGCTGTGCCACGGTCATCTTCGAGAGGTCAACCTCTTCATTGATGACGTAGGCGATGTAGCCGGGGAGCTTGGCGTCAATCTGACGCGCACGCTCCTCGGTCGCCTCAAAAGTCTCGCCTTCGACACGGTCGCAGCGCTCCGCGAAATCGCGGAATGGCTTGAGAACTGTTACGGTTGCCATTGGCTACTGCCTCCTCTTAGGCACCAGCCTTCTTCTTGAGCAGTGCCCAGCCGTAGGGGTTGACGACGCGACCGTCGAGGGCGGTGAGCACCTTGGTCTTCTTGGCGTTGTTCTCGTGGTCGTCCCAAGACACGACGGACATGGGCATGCCGGGCTGGGTGTTGATGGTGTAGTTCTTGAGGTTGCCGAAGATGCCGATGATTGCGCCGTCCTCAGCGTCATCGAAGCTCGGAATGAGGGTGTCCTCAACGAGGTTGACGGGACGGTTGCGCAGCTTGAGCGGCTCGTCATCGTTGAGCGGGTCGCTCTTGTAGAGCGGCTGGTTGTTGTCATCGCGGAGCAGGTCGATGTGCATGCCCCAGGTGGAATCGCCGAAAACCCACTCGCCGCGACCACGGTACAGGCGGTTGAAGCCGCCGTACAGGAGCTTGCGCCAGAACCTCCAGTCATCGACGTCCTTTGCGGTGACATCGATAATGGTGGCGTTGCCCTTGATGTAGCCGGACTGGCCCTCGGTGCCCTGGCCCTTGAGGCGCGGGTCGACGAGGATGCCGAGCGGCTGGGTGGAGCCGTTGCCGTTCAGGATCGCAGCCTCCTTGGCACGCATGAAGCCCTCGGCAAGAGCGGGGGCGAGCAGGGCCTTGAAGTTGTCGCGCATGAGGGCGTCGGCGAGCATGGTGCGGGCGAAGCGGGCCTCAAGCTGGTGCCACACGAAGGAGAACGTGGTGCCGTCAGGCTGCTCTTGGTAGTCGGAGACCTCGGTGTCACCAATCCAGGAGTAGGTGATCTGGAGGTCGGCCTCAGTGTAGGTCAGGCCACCCTGAACGTGAACCTCGTTGACCTTGTTGCCGATGTTGCCGTACTCGCGCTCCTCGCGGATGATCTCCTCGTTGAGGGAGTTGGGGATGGCAACGTTGGTGGAGAAGGTGTTGGAGAAGTCCTCGACCGCGTTGTAGTCACCATGGATGGAGACGGCGGCGTTGCGCTCCTGACGGGCCTTGGCAATCATCTCGGCAGGCATCGGGGCGTGGCGCAGAATGTGCTGTGCGAGGGCGCGGCGATACTCGGCGGAGTCGGTGTAGGCCCAAGAGGTGACGTCCTTGACGCGATGGATGTTGGAGCGCTTCTGCGGCTCGGCCTTCGCAGGCTCGGTGGTGGCGATGACCTTGGCGGCACCGGACTCGACGGCGGTGAGCTTGGCGTTGCGAAGCTCGGCAGCGGAGTTGCGGCGGTTGGCCTCGGCGAGGATCATGTCACGCTCTGCGTACAGAGCATCCTCGTCAACACCCTCCGGCAGCTCGTCGGCGGTCAGGAGGTCGATGATCTGGGTACGACGAGCCTCGAAGGCATCGGCGTCCAGGGCGCGATACTGGGTCGCGTCGTAGGGGATGAACTCATCCATGAGTTCGCTCCTTCCTGTTCGGTTGTTGCTTGCGGTTTAGCGGAGCCTTACCAGCTCCAATGCGGCAGCGGCCTTGGCGCGTCTCGCCTTGGCCTTTTCCTGCTCGGCACGTTGCAGCGCCTCCCGCTGCATACGCCTCTCCTCAATCACTCCGTCGAGGTAGGAACGTGCATGTATCTCAGTGTTCGGATTAGCTGGGATGGAAACCGCGCTAACGTCGAACAGCTTTGAGATTGAAGTGATGCGGGACGTGCGGGTCTCCTCGTCCCAATCGACACCGTCGTTGGCGATGGTGAAGCCGAAGCTCATCTGGTCTACGAGTCCATTGGTGATAGCCTCGTACAGATCGCGACCGCGCTGCGAGCCACCAAGGTACGCCTCGCACACGCCGCCGTGCTCATCGAGCGTGAGGGACAGCGAGCCGTTCTTGCTCCTCGCCATAACGTCACCGCCGTGGTCGTACTGGAAGATGACGTCGCTCATGTCGCACTCTGCGAAAGCGTTCGGGTCGATAACCTCGTAGATGGGGTTGCCGTCCCAGTCATCCATGAGGTAGTACGGCTGGTCGAACGTGGTGTAGTAGCCGCGAACGGTGTAGGGCTTGGACTCGTCCTCTACCCTCTGGAAGTTCACAGCGTCAAAGCTGCGGTACTCCCTGTTGCTCCTGACAGGCATGACGTGCTCCTATTCGTCAGACTGGAGGGCACCCTGCCCGTCCGTGTCGTTGTATTCCTGCTCGTCGCCACCAAGGTCGAAGTCGCTCTCGTGTATCGACCCCGTCGAGACGCCGCCGCCCATGAGGCTCTGCGAGCCGTTCGCGGCCTTGTACTCGCCGCGTGCGATGATGACGTCGCCGCCTTCGATGGGCGGGAGCTGTAGAATCTCGCGCCCCTCGTTGATGGTCATGATTCCTCGGTCGATCATGTCGCGAACCATGTTTCGCTTGGATGCGTTGGTGGCGTACTCCAGCTTCGAGGAGCTGAACATCACGTAGTTGCCGTGCTTGCGCTCTACGTCCGTGAAGTTGGCCTTCGTGAGCGCCTCGGAGAGCTGGACGGCGAACGGCTCGACCTTGCCCTCGTACCAAGCCCCGTAGTGCTCCTCGTCGTAGTTGTTCTGGAGGATGGACTCGTTGATGCCGAAGTAGCTGTAGACCTGCTTGGCTACACGCTCCATCTCGGCCTCATCAATGATGAACCGCTGCTCGTCAACCTGCTTGATGTCTTGGAAGGTGTTGTCGTAGATCATCAGGCCGGTGTAGTTGCGGGCCGAGAGGTTGTCGATGTAGAACTGCTCGCGCTTGCGGTTGAGGTCATCGCCGTGCGTCATGCCAGTGATGCGTCCGATGAAGCGGATGCGAGCGCCGTTCTGGACGGCCTGCTCCTCGGCCTGACGCTGGGAGTCCATGAGGGACATGACGGGGTTCATAACGTCGTTGCCAGCGCCGAAGAAGTCGGACTCGTACTGGAACTTGGAGATGATTGCACAGCGCGAGAGCTCGATAGCCATCGTGTCGCCAGTGACCATGTGGAAGATGCACCATGGCTCGCCCATGTACTCGCCGATTTCGGTATAAAGCGGCTTCATGGGGAACAGCGCGACGGTCTTGAGGTCTCTGTCGAGTCCAGGCGCGACGAAGAGCGTGGTGTCCATCTCGTAGATGGTCGCGCACCTAGAGAGGAACGCAGGCCACGTCATCAGGTCGTTGGGCCATGTCTCAAGCAGCTTCCGCACGTTGGGCTTGCAGTTCTTGCTTCCCACGAACTCAGGCTTGAGCTTGGAGCATGCGACGGCGAACCGCTCTATGGCCGATCTGGTCAGCGGGTGGTCATACAAAGAACCGTCCCAAGCGGCGAAGCTGGGGACGGTCTCGGTGAAGGTCGCATATCCGTTGTGGGGCTGGTACGGCAAATCCGAACGCTGCGGGAAATATTTAGACAATACTCCCATGTCACACACTATATCTTGTATTCGCTCGTTTGTCAAGCCACTTTAGCCACAATATATTGTGGTCTGGTATAATGTGCGCGGTGGCCCGTGGATGCAGCAGACTTCCTTCCTTCCTTTCTCTCGCCCTTCTGCTCGTCATGCAGTTGCTCCACGCCCTGCCACGGGCCATCATTTGCTTGTCGTACAAAGCCTGTTTTTCCGGTGCATTGGCACAAAATGTCGCGCTGAGATCGCTAGACTGATGGTCTCAGCCTACTAACGAGGAAGTCATGGGTGGCGAACAGGAGATGTTCCAATAGGAACTCGGGAGTTCAAGGTCTACTATACAGAGACAGCTTTAACTCCACCTTTGTATCCGCTCATTTAGACCTGATACGTTTTCTTTCTTGCTTCTTCTTTCTTTTAACTACTCAAAATGCATAGGTGACTTTTCGACAAATCTGCTTTTGCCCAGCTAGACAGCTATGCTGTCGCTTAGCAGTAAATGCCTTATGCATAAAACTAGTTGACTACTGCATAAATCACAGGACTCTTTTGCAAAACCGCAGGTAGAGCCTTGCTAGGCTATGGGCCATTTCGGAGTCTACTGCACCCAGCCAATCGTCATCTTGTAGTCTGCCTCGTGGCGCATGAGCGTGATGTATGCGTCAAGGAGCGCCATGTAACCGTCGATGCGCGTGGTCGCGCCAGCCTTCTTGACGGGCTGAACGTTCTCGTTGATGTCGATCTTGGCCGCGAGGTTGAGGTTGCACCACTCATCTATGGGGTTGTGGTTGTTGACGATGCGACCGTCCCTCATGTCTGCCTTGAGCTGCTTCATGGGCTGCGAGAGCGTCTGCACGCCCTGACGAACGACCTCGACGTTGTCCTCCCCCACCATGGACTTCAACTCGCGAAGCGTGGAGTCATCCATGTGCCAAGGGTCGTAGCCGATGTACCTCGTGTACAGGCCCTCGTCGGCAAGCTCCTGCACCCAATCGAGGAACACCCTCTTGTCCACCTTGTTGCCCGGAACGATGCGTATGAGTCCGCGAGCCGCCCACTCATGGTACGGCACGCCATCCCTTCCGCGCTGGTTGTTCGAGTTCACCTTGACCTGTTCCTCGGCAATCCAGTACATAGAGCGGCGGTAGATGCGGTCATCCCCAGGTCTCATGAACAGTGCCGTGGCCGCGTTGAGGTCGATGGTGTCAGCCGCGTCGATGCCGACAACGCAGTAGCGGAACACGCTGGGGTCGAAGTCGAACAGCTCGTCATTGATGGCCTCCTCGAAGGAGAGGTACGCGCTCGCTTGGTTGGCGGGCAGGTTCAGGTCTTTGGTCAGGACGGTCGGGGTGTAGCTGGGGTCGTTCTTCGCCTTGAGCACCTGCGCACGCATGTACTCGACCTTCTTGACCGTGCCGAGACCTGGGTTGCTCTTGGGCCACATGGTCTCGTCCCACATCTCCGAGCGGTCATCCTGCTCGAAGAGGATGCCGAGGAAGCGGTCATCCTCAATCTTCCCGTCAAGCCACTGAACGGCGTAGTCACGCTCGTGATCCCACAGGTTGTCGCGCACGAAGCCCTGAGTGGTGATTGCCACCATGAGCGGCTGCTCTCGCGCTCCCGTGCCCTGTCTGATGAGGTCGAAGATGGAGCGGTCTTCCGCTGCCGCCATCTCGTCGAACAGGCACATGTGTACGTCAAGGCCGTCAAGGTGGTCAGACTGCTTTGACAGTGGCACGCAGTAGCCCATGTTGCCGTCAGAGATGATGCCGTTCTCCGCACGCTCGACAACCGTGCCCTTGCGGAGAATCTTGAGCAGCTTTGGTGACTGCCTGACCATGCGCCACACGGCACCGTAGGCAAGCGAAGCCTGCGCCTTGGAGGTGGCCGCGTTGTAAATCTGAGGTGCGCCCTCACCATCGGCAACCAGCATGTACAGCTCAATCGCCGCTCCGAGACTCGATTTCCCGTTCTTCCTGGCAACTTCTACGAGCGTGTATTGGAACTGCCGCTTCTCGTTCTCGTCAACGAAGCCGAACGTAAGCTCGACAATCATGCGCTCGTAAGGCTCAAGGATGAACGGCACGCCAAGCTTGCCAGACGGAATCTTTAGGAACCGCTCGATGAACTCGACCGGCCTTGTCGCAAGGTCAACGTCATAGCGCCATCCCTTGTATCCGTTGCGGATGCGCGGAAGCATCTTCTCGGCAAGGGCCTTGATGCGACGGCCAGCCACGATTGAGCCGTCAAGGCAACCCATGAGGTACAGCTCGGCGTCAGTCCTGCCCTGCGCGTCAACGTAGGGATTATCGGCGAATGAAGCTGCCAAGCTCGTCCTCTTCCTCGTTGGAGTCGCTCCTCTTGGCGAAGTCGGACACCTTCTTAGCAAGGTCACCCATACGCCCGATTGCCTTCTGGTATGTCGTGAACTCAGGGTTCTCGACCGTCTCAAGGTGTCGGTTGTTGACCGATCCGACCTCCTTCTCGACCATCACGCCATGCTTCTCGACCTCATGCCTGAGACCCTCGGTCATCGTCGCGAGCGCGTCGTATTCGGTGAGCAGGTCATCGAGGAGCGCCTTGTCGAAGCCAGAGAGGTTGTCCGCCTCCTTGGTGAGGCGCTTGAGACGCTCTGACTTGTCTCCGCTGATGACATTCATCTTCCTAGCCATAGTCCTCCTCATGGTTCTCGCAGCAGCCGTATCCGCTCACGTACATGTCGAAGAGTGCGCAGTAGACCGAGCCGTCATCCATCAGCTCAGAGAACGCGCAGTTCGTACAGCAAGGCATTGGTGTCACCCTCTGATGACGTTGCCGCTTGCATCGAACACCGCCCTTGTCGGCTCCTGACCGCTGTGGACTATCGCGTGGCAGTCTTGGCAAAGGCGCTGAAAGTTGGCAAATGAGAGGGTGACGTTGGGGTCGTTGATGTTCTGCGGCGAGAGGTGCGTCACGTGATGAACGACCTTCGCCGGAACCAGTTCGCCGTTGGCGTAGCAGCGTTCGCACATGTAGGGCGGCACGATGCCAAACGGAGTGTCAACGGGCTGCTGCATGTAGAGCTTCCTGTTGCGAAGCCACGCTGAACTCTTGTAGAAGGACTTGGCGAAGTCCCTTGCCATCTCACGCCTTTCGCTCGGCAGTGAGGGCCAGATCACTCCGTCGAACCCGTCACTTCAAGATGTCCCCAATATCTTGTGGTTCTTGGTTATTGTATCACTATATGTTGTGGTTTCTTTCTTTTCCACCACAAGAATCTTCCGAAGTTTCCCGTTTTATGCACGGCTTTTCGGCGCATGACGCGAGAATATGCAGTCGGCACTGTTCTTTATGCAGACTGAGGAGCTGCGTATGGAAGCGCAGACTGGCGTCACGCCTTCTACCTGCGGCTTTGTTAGATGGCTTGGCAAAACCCGACCAAAAAATGCAAAAATCGAAAAACGCTGCGCGTGAAATAATGACA